ACCGCCGCCGTCCGACAAGCCTGAACGCTCGGACGAAGAGCGCGCCCGGATGCAGCAACGGTTCCAAGCGTTAATGGCCGAGTTAAAGGCGACGAGTGCAATGTCGGGGCCGTTATGAGCCGTAAGAAACCAGTTTCACTAGCTCAGCAGTATCCGCAGGCTGTCCTGGCTGTCGATGACGTGGACGATCCGTATGAGCGCGGCGCGAAGCTGCGTATCGTCCGCAACGTCCGCGAGCATCCAATCGCGATGTTAGCACATCTGGGCAGGATCACGGAGGCGCAGCGCATCGCCGGCATGGAGTTCAACCGGCGGTTTGAAGCGGCTGCAATCGGCCAGCAACAGGCTATCGACTACTCACGCACCCGCGTTGATGGAGGTGGCGCAGTAGAACCGCTTCCAGAACGCGTACAAGAGGCCGTGCAATGGCTGAATGGACTGGCGCGCTATAGGGGTACCTCTAAGACTGGCTACGCAATCCTGAGCCAAATTTGCGGCGAAGGTCGTGGCGTCAATGAAACGGCTCAGCGGTTCTACAACGCAGGCTGTCCGAAAGGCAGGGCTGGTGACGGTTGGGTGCTTGGCATTCTTGTTAGCGCTTTGGAGGTTGTCCTCGATTTCATGGAAAGGCCGAGAGGATGAGCGGCGGCAATTACTGGCTGTTCATGCCTGAGTTTGAGGCTCTGGTGGAACGTATCCGCAAAGATGAGCGGGAGCTATGCGCCAAGCTGGTTGAGGATTGGCCGATAGAGAGCCGGTATGTGGTTGGGAAAATACAGCTAGCAGAACGGCGTAAGGCGATAGCTGCGGCTATTCGGGAACGGAAAGATAGCAAATGACGTATTCGGAGATGGTGTTTGACGCCGGGCTGTATCTTGGCTTTTTTGCTTTTGGGCTAGCGTCTGGCCTGTTCATCATGTGGGTTGAGGCGAAGGCGAAGGCGAAGCAGCTATGACTGACACCAATGCGCTGATCACCCGGCTTGAGGTAATCGCCAAGCGGTATGCCTTGGATGAGGTTAAGGAAGCCGCCGCCCGCATTAAAGAACTTGAAGCGGAAGTGTCTGACTTGAATGAGTGTCTTACCATTGCTCACATGGACGGGTTTGAAAAAGGGCGTGACGCCCGCGCGACGGTGGAGAAGTAGGCATGGGCTTTTATCAAGATCAAAAGATAACTGCGCTGAAAGCCCGCATCGCGGAACTTGAGGCAGAATTATTCACACTCAAATTTGTGAGGTCTGAAATGACAAGTGGGCTTTTGGCTAAAATTATGTGGGACGCTTACTGCATCCAAGCTGGCGGCAAAACGTTCGACGGAAAGCCGCTGCCGACATGGGACGAACTTGGCGAGGAACGTCAAAGCTGCTGGCTGGCCGCAGCGGACGCCGCCCGCGCCGCTTTGGGAGAGAAGGAATGAAGCTCTATCAGCGCCAGAAAGTGCCCCCGGTTGAGGATAGAGCTGTGCATCCGTTCATTCGCTTCATCTGGCGCAAGATGAACGAAGAGCTATGGAGCCAAGAAGATTTGGCAAAACGTGCTGGCGTAACGTCGTCAGCTATGCGTAAATGGCGGCGAGGCGAGCGTAATCCGCGCATATCTGAGCTGCAGGCGGTTATCAACGCAATGGGCTATGACCTAGTCATTCGGGAGAAGGTAGATGCGTAAGCTGATTATCGCGCTAACCATGCTGACGACGCCGGCAATGGCTGAGACGGTTCTGTTCTACGGCGACAACGGCCAGGACATTGGCATGGCTCAGTCGGCTGGCTCATCGGCGTTCTACTACGACCGGGACGGCAACAACGTCGGCACGTCTCTAAAGGCTGGCAACACGACGTATTTCTACGGGAACAACGGCGAGGTGTTCAGCGCTCAGCGGGTAGGGCCGAGGCATTAGTTGTCCACAGCCTAGACGCAGTTAATAGCAGTGGCCGGGCAAATCAGGCATAAATGGTAACGCGCGATTTGCGCGAACATGGTTCGATGGCTCCAATCATGTGACCCGCTAGCAGAAATGCCGGCGGGTTTTTCTTTTGCAGCCCATTGAGCGGCGGCCTTAACGAGCTGGCTTTCGCGCCCAAGCAGAGACGGGCCACATACAATTTTGCCCTCTGACGCCGCTCAATTCAGCCAACAACCGTCAAAGGATTGGCAAGTGCAGGTAGATATGGCTGGCGAGGCTAATTCAGCCCGGAAAGCTAAGAAGCCGGTAAGCGTTAAGGATAGAAATACCGGCAAGCGCTCTCAGGCTTTTGAGAAGATCAAAGGCGGGCTAGACGAAGCGCTGCTAATCGCCAAGGGTGAAGCAAAGCCAGCTAGGGTTAGCAAGGTAGCCAAGAACGCCGGTAACGAGGCAGAGAAGCCCACTGATAGCGTTTGGCATCCTAATCGTAAGCGTCCTACCATTTATGAGGAAGGCATACTCCAGCGCGTCTGTGATGAGCTGACAGAGGGACTGTCAATCAAGCAGATATGCGAACCGATAGACATGCCGAGATGGCAGGAAGTCTATCTGGAGATGCAGAGGAACGAAGACGTTCGGATAGCTATCGCGCAGGCGCGCGAGGCTCAGCAAGAGGTTACAGCCGACGACATCGTTGAAATGGCTGATCTAGCGACGCCAGAGGATCACAACGTCGTCAAGCTGCGTATCTGGGCGCGTCAATGGCGTGCAGCTAAGCTGGCTCCCAAGAAATATGGTGAGAAGCAAAGCGTTGAAGTCACAGCAGATATAGGCGCTACAGCAGCGCGTGTGCTTATGGATTTAACGGCGCAGGCTCGTGAGGCCAAAGCTATAGAACACAGCGTAATAGACGTTACCCCTACCTTAATAGGGGAGAACACAGTCAATAAGAACAAGTAGTTAGGTGAGTGCTACCCAAGGATAGCGTGTGTAGCCCTAGAACGGCGGGCCGCTTAGACCCCCCCCTATAGTGCGACCACCCCAGGGGGCGGCTGCAGCAGCACCCACCCTGTTCCTGTAGAAAAAAAATAAAAAATGGCAATTCGCTTCATCTCAACCGAGCCAAAGCCAAATCGCAGTTTCCGTACTCGCAGCGTAACGGCTCCGTTAGATAGTCGTAGCGCGAATGAAGCGTTACCAAAAATAGCCGAAGCGTTACCGAAATTGCCGAATAACGGTAACGCTAAGAAGCGTGGCCGACCGATTTCCGGTAACGCGCTGACGGCTGCTGAGAAGCAGCGGCGGTATCGTGAGCGGAAACGTCTTAGTAGCTCCGGCAGTTCATCGTCCCCATGAACGCGTTGCAGGTCGTGTTGGTCTGCCTTGGCCTACTGGCGGCGTCTGCGGCGAGCAGGTAGGCGCTGGTGGACATCATGGCGTTGCTGGTGGCTTGTGACGCCTGGGCGTTTGCGGCGGCTTCGTTTGCCAGCAGCTTGCTTTCGTATTCCTGCTGCATGAGGTCGGCTTGAGCCTGGGTGATTTTGCCGGCTTTTAGCTGCTCGTTGATGACGACGCGGTGCGTTACCTGCATTTGAGCGTTTCTTGGCAGGTTTGCGAAGCTAGGGTGATTTCTAGCGCAGTCGGATGAGATGTTTCCGTCTGAACGTGTGCAGGCGGCTGTGATGTCGTTCATTGCCTGCCTACCGGCGCATCCGGTCAGGGTAATCGCAAAGAGAAATAGAATAACGCGGTTCATAGACGCCTCCCTCAATAGCGAGAGGCTAGACCGCGTAAGGCTAAATCGCTTAGTGCGGGAATATACCTATCCCGCCGAGCGTAATGCTTTGAAAAAAAATAAAAAATAAAAATCCGGTTTTGCGTTTTCCGCAAACTGGTGGCGGAATTGTGTTTAGAGGCTCTGATGGCTGACTTTGTATCGGCGTCTATGACGCATCAGTATGTCCGGCAGCTTGAGCATCGGGTTGAGGCGCTAGAACGACTGGTAAGCGCTCTTGAGCGTCGTTCGGTTGAGGTGGCGTCGGAACTAATTCAGCCCGCCAAGCCTAAGACTGACCGCAAAGAGTATATGCGGAATTTTATGGCCGAGAAGCGCCGTCGTGAACGTGAGGCATCTGCGAACTGATGAAAGCCAATAAGCGTCTGCCTGGGCTGTTAAGTGATCAGCCTTCAGGTGGTTCTCAGGGGCTGTTAGGTTCTGCGCCTTACGGAGCTATTGTCGACGGCGACAGGATAATTATTGGTTCATCGCATGGTGGCCCGATAGAGCTTCCGGCAGATTTACGTCGAAAGGTTCAAGAGGTAGCCAAGCGTTACGGGGCCTATTACGAGGGCGACGGCAAAGACATAAAATCTACAGCCGGCCTTTTAGGAAACAAAAATTATCGCGGCTCTTGGGATGATCAGGTCGCTCAGTCTGTAAAGGGCTACCCAGAAGAGTTTTTGTCTGGCCTGTTTAGTAACGTAGAGGCAAATGGCTATCCAAAGTTGTTTGCTGACCCGCAAAGCACAATCTTTGACAGCATCCTTAAAAATCAGGCTAGGGCCAGATATTTTAAGGATAGGAACTTTGACGCGGAAACGCTTCAGAAATTCCTCGGCGGCGGTTCTCAGGGAGATGTGAATTTCCTTGATTTAGCGAAACAGCCAGCCACGCCGGAGAATTTACAGAAGTTCTTTACAACCGGCGAAAGCCTGATGTGGCCGGATAACTGGCAAGAATACCCAAACAAGCTCGGCCAATATGCGAAGCGATTTGAGGACGCCAGAAATCAGGCGCTCTTAAATGCTAAGCCTGGCGTTTATTTTGCCGGAGCGGGGCATTTGCCTGAACTAACGCAAATGAACCCACGCCTTAATATGATAGGCGGCGAAAGGGCCAATGACTGACATTTCGACAGTCTACGCTGAGTTTGTTCAGGCGTATCGCGATGAGCCGGTTTTGTTTGTTGAGAAGGTTCTGAAGGCCGAGCCGCTTCCCTGGCAAAGAGAGTTTCTAACTTTAGTCGCCAAGGGTGAGCGCCGCATCTCGGTGAGAGCCGGCCACGGCGTCGGCAAGTCTACGGCGTGTTCTTGGCTGCTCTTGTGGCACCTTTTGACCCGAATGCCCCAGAAGGCCGTTTGTACGGCTCCTACGGCGGCACAGTTGTTTGATGCGTTGTTCTCTGAGGTTCGTCACTGGGCAAACCGCCTGCCGGAGCCGTTGAGAGAAACCATTGAAATATTCACTGACCGGGTTGTTCAGAAAGGCGCTCCTGAGAGCAGCTTTATTTCTGCTCGAACTAGCTCTGCCGAGCGCCCAGAAGCACTGGCGGGTATCCACTCTGAAAATGTTCTGCTTATCTGCGATGAGGCAAGCGCCATTCCAGAGGCAGTCTTTGAAAGCGCCGCCGGCTCCATGTCGGGCCACTCGGCGACGACCGTTTTAATCGGGAACCCGACCCGAAACACTGGCTTATTCTTTAAGACGCATCATCAGTTAAAGTCTGACTGGCGAACGATGCACGTCAGTTGCATGGACAACCGGCTCGTTAGTCAGGACTTCGTTGAGCAGATTAAAAACACCTACGGCGAGAACTCGAATGCCTTTCGTGTTCGCGTTCTTGGTGAGTTCGCTTTACGTGATGACGATAGCCTTATTGCAGCTGACCTTGTGGACGCTGCAATGTCGCGAGATGTTGCGCTCGACCCGCAGGCGGATTTGATATTTGGCTGCGATATTGCCCGATATGGCGCGGATAGGTCGGTCATCTGCAAGCGGCGCGGAAACGTCGTTATTGAAATGCGCCATTGGTCTGGTGAAGACTTAATGGGAACGGTGGGGCGGATTGTCCATGAAGCTAAGATGGACAACCCCGTGGAAATTTGTGTCGATAGCATCGGCCTTGGTGGCGGTGTTGCCGATCGTTTGCGCGAACTGGGTTATAATGTTCGCGATGTCAACGTCTCCGAGAGCAATGCGCTCAATCAATCGGCGTATCGACTGAGGGACGAACTCTGGATAGCTGCCAAGGACTGGCTAGAAACCAGAGCTGTTAAACTGCCGAAAGACGATGACCTACGGGCTGAGCTAATCGCCCCGACCTATTCGTTTTCAAGCAACGGTAAAATCAAGGTTGAGAGCAAGTCCGAGCTGAAGAAGCGCGGAATGCGTAGTCCCGACCTCGCGGACGCACTTTGCTTGACATTTTCCGGTCAGGGGGCGCTCGTCGGGGGTCGTGCATTAAGGTGGACGCCGGGTCAACCCCTATTGCGGCGCGTATCCATCTGCTGATACTCTCTGCCTAACAATGGCAGAGGATGTAAGATGGTCAAGTATTACGTTCAATCAACTGGTCGATACCTGGCTTCGCGTGAAAAGATAAATGGCGAACGGCTATTGCATCGCCAAATCTGGGTAAAGCACAACGGCAAAATACCGAATGGTTACGACATTCATCACAAAGATGATGATTGGACTAATAACGACATATCAAATTTAGAGATTATTCTTAAAAAAGATCACGCAAGAGAGCATCTTGTAAAACGCCTGAACGACCCAGAACAGCGAAAAATACTGGATGCAGGTCTAGAGAAAGCAAGAGAGGCCGCAAAGGACTGGCATTCAAGTCCAGAGGGCGTAGAGTGGCATAAGAAAAACGGCATTGCCGCATGGTCGTCAAAGCAGAAATCAAAAGCGACATGCCAAAAATGCGGAAAAGAATTTGAGACGTATTGGCCAGAGAAGGCTAAGTATTGCTCAAAGTCTTGCTCAATGAGCGTATATTTTAAGACATACAATACAGACAAAAGAACGTGTGCTCACTGCGGCAAGGAGTTTCTTGCCAACAGACACAGAACCACGGCTTGCTGTTCGCGATCATGCGCGAACAAGAAAAGAGCCGCTGAAATGGCTTAAAGGATACTGAATGGCCCGTCGTAGACGCCGCCGCCCGCAATCAGAAATGGTTGTGGCGGAAGAAACTGCTGTGTCGATGACGCCGGCAAACCCGGCTGATGAAGACTACGCGGAAGATATGTCTGAAGGCGGCTATGAGGACGATGCTGAAGAAGATGCTGTAGAAGAGCAGCGCGAGCCGATGAGCGAGGAAGAGTATCAGTCTCGCATTATGACGGCTGTTCAGTCTGCTGAAGATTATATTGATACGTTCATTACGCCTGTCCGCGTTCAGGCTGCTGAATATTACCGGGCCGCGCCGTTTGGTGACGAGGAAGATGGTCGCTCTCAGATTGTGCTGTCTGAGGTGCGCGATACCATCCAGTCAATCCTGCCAAGCCTGATGCGTATTTTTACGTCAGGACAGCGTGTCGTTGAATACATGCCACGCACGGCTGAAGATGTCGCCACTGCTGAGCAGGCGTCGGATGCTGTGAATTTCGTCTTTCAGGAGATGAACCCAGGCTTTCAGATATTGTATAGCGCGTTCAAGGATGCGCTTCTGAAGAAGACAGGCATTGTCACTTGGTGGGCTGAAAACGACGACCGAGTGGTTGAGAAATGCTTCTCAGGCTTGACTGAGGATGAGGTTTTACTTTTCCGCCAGCAAAATCCAGGCGCGGAATTTACCTCAATTTATCCCGAAACGCTGGCGTCTCCGCTAGACCCGCAGACGTATAAAATCTACGTCCGCATGATTGACCGCCAGAAGAAATACCGTGTCCGCGCTCTGCCGCCCGAGTGCTTTATTGTTGACCGTCGCGCGCGTGACCTTGACCAGTATTTCGATATATGCGGCTACCGTGATTTGGTGCCTGTCTCAGACCTCGTCGAGATGGGATACGACCTGGACGACATTCTTGAGCATGGCCAGCCAGGGGAAGACAACCTCTGGATTGCTCAGATGGAAGAGCAAGAGCGCAATTTCGGCTCTCAGTATCCAGACCCGAACAATGATCCGGCTCGTCAACGCGTAAAGTTCATGAAGCTTTACATGCGTATTGACAAAGACGGTGACGGTATTGCTGAGCTACGTTGCATCCACGCGGTTGGCTCAACCTGCTATGTCCTGAAGGATGAGGTCGTTGACCACGTCCCGATTGCGATTTTCTGCCCAGACCCAGAACCGCATACGATTTTCGGTCACTCGCTCGCCGATGTGACTATGGATATCCAGAAAATCAAAAGCCACGTGCTTCGCGCTACGCTGGACAGCCTGGCTCAGTCTATCTTTCCGAGGACTGTTGTTGTTGAGGGACAGGTCAATATTGACGATGTCCTGAACAAAGAGGTTGGCGCTGTCGTCCGCGCGCGTCAAATCGGTGCGGTTCAGGATATGTCCACGCCGTTTGTCGGCCAGTCGGCAATGCCGATTATTAACTATCTAGACGAGGTTAAAGCCCAGAGGACTGGCGTAACCCCTGCTAGCCAAGGTTTGGATGCTGAGCTTCTTCAGTCCACGACACGGGCTGCGGTTACGGCCCAAATTAGTGCCGCTCAAGAGCGCACAGAATTGATTGCCCGCATCTTCTCTGAGACGGGCATGAAGCAGCTATTTACCGGTCTTCTAAAGCTGATTACCCGTCATCAGGATAAGCCGTTACTCATCCGACTGCGCGGCGCGTGGGTGCCGATTGACCCGACGACTTGGGACGCCGACATGGATTGCACCGTGTCTGTAGCCCTTGGCCGTGGCGACGATGCTCAGCAGATGGCGTTCCTGACGACGGTTGCCCAGAAGCAGGAACAAATCATTCAGACGATGGGCGTGAACAATCCGCTTGTGAAGCTGAGCCAGTATCAGAACACGCTAAGCCAGATTGTCCGCAAGGCTGGGTATAAGAACCCGGACGCGTATTTCTCGCCGATTAGCGCTGAACAAGAGGCGCAGCTTGCTCAAGCACAGGCGGCTGCTCAGGCTCAACAAAAAGACCCCAACCAGCTTTTGGCCGAAGTCGAAATGGCTAAGGCACAAGCTGACACCTACGCCAAGCTCCAGCAGCTTGCGATTGACCGCGCTCAGCTACAGCTAGACGCTGATTTGAAGCGCGACCAGATGGAAGCCGACATTATTCTAAAGGCTGCAGACATTGCAGCAAAGAGCGGCGTTCAGGTTGATTGGCCCGCCATCATTGAGATGACGCGTAAGCCGCACCAAGACATCCAGACGCTGGCACAGACGCTTATTGATAATGAAAAGGTCGCCTCTGCACAGGTTCTATCTCAGATAGGCATGGGGCAGCAGCAACCAATGCCAGCGCCAGTCGGCACGGCCTAACACCGAATGACTGATGAAGAAATAATCCGCCTAGGCAACTCGGCGGAACAAATACTCATGTCCGAAGCATTCAAGGTGGCGATGTCCGACCTCGAAAATTACAGCATCGAATGCTGGGCAAATGGTGAGTTGAAGACGCCTCAAGAGAGAGAAGAGGCGTATGGCCTCGTACGAGGCGCGAGGACGTTCAAAGGCAGGCTGGAGGCCATGCTGATGAACATGAAACTTAGCAAGGAAAAAGTCGAAAAACGCTTCGATAAGCGTCGATAGACACTCCGATTGCTAAGCAACCCCGAGCAATCAAATGGTTGATGAAAATCTGGACGATGCGGCAAGCGAAAGCACCGGATCGCTGGAAGAGGCTACGTCTGCGTTCGAGGCTCTTCTGTCGGGCAAGTCTCCCGATAAACAGAATGAACCAGAGAAGAAAGAGGTAGCCAAAGCGTCGTCTGAAGCTGATGCGGAAGACGACAATGAACCGGAAGACCAAGAGACGGCGTCAGAGGATGATCAGTCCGAAGACGATGGTGAAGAAGGTTCAGACGACGAGCAGGACGAAGAGGCTGAAGACAAGTCCGATGATAAGCCGGTCGTCACCCTTGAAATAGAGGGCAAGACGGTTGAGTTTACCAAGCAGGAATTGAAAGACAGCATTCTCCGGCAAGCCGATTACACCCGTAAAACACAAGCCCTAGCGGAAGAGCGGCGGCAGTTTACTGCAGAAATTGAGCAGGCAAAGAGTGAGCGTGAAATCTACGCACAGCTCCTGCCGGCGATTACGCAGCAGCTGCAGTCAGCAATTCCGCAAGCGCCGGATGCGTCACTGATCGACACAGACCCGGCACAGTATCTGAAGCTGAGAGATGCTTACGAGCGAAAGCTCGGCGACTATCAGGCAGCGCAGTCAGAAATGAAGCGCATGAATGAGATGTCGGCGCTTGAGCAGCAGCAAAAGCTCCAAGCCTATGTGCAGAGCAATGCTGAAAAGCTCACTGAGTATGTCCCTGAGTGGAAAGACGCCAAATCATACGAGCGAGACAAGCCTAAAGTCAGGTCGTATCTGCAGAACCGTGGTTTTTCCGAAGAGGAAATTAACCAGGCTTACGACGCAAGACTTGTGGCTATGGCCTATGACGCCATGCGCTGGCGCGAGCTGAAAAGCTCAAAGCCGCGTCCTGACACGCCGCTTGAAAAGGCGATTAAAACATCTCCACCACCGGCTAAGCCTCAGAACTCACAAACACGGGCTTATGTTGAAGCGAAGAAACGTCTCGCCAAGTCCGGCAGCGTCCGCGATGCGGCGTCTGTCTTCGAAAGCCTTATCTAAAGGAACTTGAAAATGGCGAAGGTTACTAACGCCTTCACGACCTATACGGCTACGGCCAATCGTGAAGACTTGTCGAATACGATATATAATATCGACCCCTTTGACACCCCGTTTATCAGCAGCGTGGGTCGTCGGAACGTGTCGAACCGTATCTTTGATTGGCAGACTGAAAGTTTGCCGAATGTTGATACGGCTAATGCTCAGCTTGAAGGATTTGAGCTCTCACGTTCGGCTGCTACCGCTACCGTCCGTCTGTCGAACACGACGCAGATTTCTGCCCGTGACGCGACTGTTGCCGGTTCGCAGGAAGCGTCTGACCCGGCTGGCAAGCGCTCGGAAATGGCGCATCAGATGGCCCTCATTTCGAAGGCTCTGAAGCGTGACATGGAGAGCATCCTTGTCGGCAAACAGCCCCGCGCTGCTGGCAATGACACCACGGCTCGCACTACGCGCGCTCTGGAGCATTGGATCACCACCAACGTCTCGGCTGGCGGCACGTCGTATGCGAATGCGGCGTCGGAAACGGCTGCTCTGACGGACGGCACGACTTCGGTTGCGCTGACTGAGACGAACTTCAACGACCTCCTGCAGACGTGCTATGAGAATGGCGCTGAGCCGAAGGTTGTCATGGTTCGCCCGGTGATCAAGCGTAAGATTTCGTCTTTCACTGGCCGCTCTGGTTCGCAGATCCCGGTTGGTAAGGCGGAAGCTGTCAATACGGTTGACATCTATCGTTCCGATTTCGGTGACGTGAAGATTGTCCCCTCCCGCTGGCTGCGTAAGCGCACCATTTCCTCGAAAGAGGTTTCGGCTGTGTTTATGCTTGACCCGGAATTTGCGGCTGTGTCGTATTTCCGTCCGTTCCAGACCGTGGACATTGCCCGTGTCGGCGACGCCGAGACGAAGATGATCCTGGCGGAATACGGTCTAGAAATGCGTAACGAAAAAGCGCACGGCAAAATGCCGGACATTGCTTCTTCGTAATCATCTAACACGTTCTGACAACAAGGGTCGCTTTCGAGCGGCCCTTTTTTTATGGGATCATGGAATGTCTCAGAAGGTCATCTACGACCAAAATGGAACCGTTGCCCGCGTCCTTCATACGAATGAGGACAACGACCCGTGGGGCGATTTCACCATTGAGACTGTCGAAGACGTTGAGCCGGCAATCGAGAGCGCAAAAATCCTAGCTGATGAGCACGAGGCGCGTGGCGACCTAAAGCACGTCGCCAGAGTTCCGGTTACTGTCGTTGAACAAGCAATGCGCGAGGGTTGGTATCACGACCAAGCCGCTTGGCGGAAATGGTGTAACGACCCGGACAACAAAGCATTTAGGGTTTGGAAAGGCAGAGTTTGATGACTGTTTTTGCAGACCCGGCATTTAATGCGACTTACCAGGGATTGTGCAACAAGATTGCCGACACCCTTAATAGGCAGGATTTGACTGCCGTTATTCCTGATTTCGTCGTTCTTGCAACGTCTCGCATCCAGCGTGACATGGCGCGCGTCAGACATCCTTATATGATTGGCCGCTCTCAAGCGACCGTTATTGACAATTATGTTCCGCTCCCAAATGATTTTGTATCCATCCATCAGCTGATGTTTCAGGATACGTCGCAAAGCTTTGTCTATGTTTCCCCTGACCAGTCTAAGGATGTTTTGGCTCGTGGCTGGGACAACATGGCCCCGCCTTCTACGCAGACGACATACGACCATTCTGGCCTGACGACTTACTACACGATAATTGGCAACAGAATACGGATATTCCCGGCTCCGGGTCAGACCAATCCCGACAAGTTAGACCTTTGGTATTACCAGCGGCTAAATCCACTGAACAATACGACTACGACAAACTGGGTGCTGTCACGTTACCCAGATTTGTATCTGTATGGCTCTCTTCTTCATTCCGCCCCGTATCTCAAGGATGATGAGCGTATCGCGCTCTGGGACGGAATTTATAAAACCGTCATGGCAGATATTGAGGTCGAAGCTGATCGGGCAGTCCGGTCGCAGACAAAATTAGTGGCTGCTCGAAAGAGCTTTTGACACAGGGTAAATCAAGATGGCTGTTACATATAGCTCAACTCTAAAGACAAATCGTATGCAGTTGGTTGCTGATTTGATTGCCAGCAAAACTGCTGCGTCATCCACTGGCACGGCTTCCGCTGGCTCAATCGTTGTCGGCACGTCTGCGCTTTCCGGCGCTACGGGCGTCTTGGTGACGTTCACGCTCAGCGCGACGCCTGGCACGGTTTCCGGCTCGGTGTTCACCATCTCAGGCACTCCGATTACCGCGACCGCCACCGGCACCGGCACGGCTGCAAAGGCAGAAATCCGCGACAACGCCGGCAACGTGATTGTTTCCGGTCTGACGGTCGGCACCTCGGCGACTGACATCATCATCAACGCCACGTCAGTATCTACCGGACAAACGGTCACACTAAGTTCTGGCACCCTGACGCACGGCTAATAGAACGGGTTATCCATCATGGCGAAACTGTATAACCGTGCAAAGATGTCCACGGCCACGACCGGCACGGGAACCATCACGCTCGGCTCGGCTGTCACCGGCTATCAGTCTTTCTCGGCTGCTGGTGTTCAGAACGGTGACACCGTCAGTTATGTCATTGAGGATGGCACGGCCTGGGAATACGGCACCGGCTCCTACACGTCGTCTGGCACGACGCTGAGCCGCACCATCGGGCAGTCGTCCACGGGTTCGCTGATTAGCCTGTCTGGTTCTGCGGTTGTGTATATCTCGGCGCTGGCTGCTGATGTCTGGACGGCTGATTACACGACCTCCGGCACCGGCACGGTTCTGGCGCTGACGAACTCCCCGGTTCTGACGACGCCTAACCTTGGCACGCCGTCTGCGGCTACGCTGACGAACGCCACGGGATTGCCGCTCAGCACCGGCGTCACCGGCACTCTCCCGGTTGGCAATGGCGGCACCGGCGCGACGACGTTGACGGGTATCGTCAAGGGCAACGGCACATCGGCATTCACCGCCGCGACGGCTGGCACGGATTATCAGGCGGCTATCTCGGCCACGGGTATTTTGAAAGGCGCGGGCGGCGGCTCGGTGTCCGCCGCGACCGCCGGAACGGACTATCAGGCTGCGATTAGCGCAAGCGGCATTCTCAAGGGCGCAGGCGGAGGTTCTGTCTCGGCGGCTACGGCTGGCACGGATTATCTCGCGCCTCCCTCTGGCACGTCGATCCTGAAAGCGAACTCCGGCGGCGCTCTGGCGAACGCTGCGGCGGGAACCGATTACGTTGCCCCCGGCGGCGCGCTTGGCACACCGTCTAGCGCCACTCTAACGAACGCTACCGGCCTTCCTATCTCTACCGGCGTCTCCGGCCTCGGAACCGGCGTAGCGACGGCTCTCGCGGTTGCTGTCGGCTCTGCTGGCGCTCCTGTCGTCAACGGCGGCGCGCTAGGCACTCCTTCGTCTGGAACGCTGACCAATGCGACCGGATTGCCTCTGACGACCGGCGTGACTGGAACGCTCCCGGTCGCGAACGGCGGCACGGGCATCACGTCTCTCGGCTCTGGCGTCGCCACGTTCCTCGGAACGCCGTCGTCTGCCAATCTAGCGGCGGCTGTTACGGATGAAACCGGCTCCGGCGCACTTGTGTTCGGCACCAATCCGACGATTACGAACTACACGGAAGCGGTTGTCGCAATCGGCAACTCCGGCACGACCAAGACGATTGATCTGACGAGCGGCACGTTCCAGACGGTTACGCTGACCGGCAACTGCACGTTTACGATGCCGACCGCCACGGCTGGCAAATCGTTTGTCCTGATCTTGGTGCAGGACAGCACCGGCTCCCGCACGGCGACGTTCACGAGCGTCAAATGGCCCGCTGGCACGGCTCCGACGATCACGACAACGGCTACAACTGGCCGCGACATCATCGCCTTCTTCGCTGACGGCACGAACTGGTATGGCTCCGCTGTGCAGGCTTTCGCATAATGTTTAGCGCAAAAGACCTTATCTTCTCGAAAAAGACTGGCGGCTACACGATCAGCCGCAGCCTTCGCTTTCGTCGTTCGGCAAGCGCGTATCTAAGCCGGACGCCGGGAACCGCAGGGAACCGTAAAACATTTACGCTTAGCGCGTGGATTAAGCGTGGCTTGCTTAGTGCAGAGCAGGGCGTTTTTTATCGCGTTTCAAATACAGGAACGGATACTGATAGCTTCGCCGTGACATTGCTTGCCGCAGACACTCTGTCCATATCGGGCTATGCAACAAACTATCGCATCACCACACAGGTATTCCGTGACACAAGCGCGTGGTATCACATAGTGGTTGCAGTTGATACGACGCAGGCCACCGCAAATAATCGCATAAGAGTTTATGTAAATGGCGCCGAAGTCACCGCGTTTGGGACTACAAACAATCCAACGCAAAATGCCGACACAGGCGTAAATAGCACCGCGCAACATAGTATAGGCTCCGAGCAGCCATACACAAGTTCTCGCGAATTTGATGGTTATATGGCTGACGTTTATCTAATAGACGGCCAAGCGCTCACGCCATCCAGCTTTGGCGAGACAGACGCGACAACGGGCGTCTGGAAGCCGAAAGCCTACACCGGAACGTATGGCACAAACGGCTTCTATCTGAAATTCGCGGACAACAGCGCGCTGACAACCGCTGGCGGCGGCAATAGCGGTATAGGCAAAGACAGTTCCCCCAACGGCAACTATTGGGTGACGAATAACATTTCAATCACGGCTGGCGTTACATACGACAGCATGATTGACACGCCGACGCCTTACACTACGGATGGCGTGTATAATGTTGGCAATTATGCGACGCTTAATCCGTTAGCTGTCGTCACCGGCTCTACCCCAACACTGTCGAATGGTAATCTGACGACAGTGACCGGCGTTGCTGGCGCGGGCTATTCTATGGCAACGATAGCCCTCCCGTCGTCAGGAAAATATTATTGGGAGACTGGCGCATCCTCAACTGCGGGTGGAATGCTCAATGGTATCGCGCCATATTCCACCACCATGAATGCTTTTACGGGGACGGCTTGTAGTTATTATTCTGACGGCACAAAATATGTAAACGGCGTGAATAGCGCTTACGGCTCCGCATACACGACAAACACGATTGGCGTTGCTGTTGATATTGATAGCGGAACAGTCACGTTCTACCGTGATAATGTCAGTCAAGGTGCGATAACTTATGCAGGCGCAAATTTATTTGCCTTTGTATCTGATGGATCTTCTAGCAATTCGTCAACATTTGACGTTAATTTCGGCCAGCGCCCATTCACCCACACGCCTCCCTCCGGCTTCAAGGCGCTCAACACGCAGAACCTTCCGACGCCTACGATTGCGGCGGGTAATGCGTATATGGACATCAGCCTGTGGACAGGCGACGGGAACAATAATCGCTCGATTACAGGCTTAACCTTCCAGCCCGATACGGTTTGGGTGAAATCACGCAGTATGGCGTATGACGCGCTCATTCTGGACGCCGTTAGAACCGCTGGCAAATCACTTACGCCTAGCAGCACGTCTGCCGAAGTAACCAACAACGCAAACGGGTATGTCAGTGCGTTTAATTCAGGCGGCTTTACACTGACGCAAGGTTCGTCGTCGATTGTAACAGTCAACGAATTGAATAAAACCTATGTGGCGTGGAACTGGAAAGCCAACGGCGCAGGCTCCAGCAACACCTCCGGCACTATCACCAGCACGGTAAGCGCTAATGCGACGGCTGGTTTTAGTGTGGTTACGTTTACCTGTCCGGCGTCTGGCAACTTTACGGTTGGTCATGGCCTCGGCGTCGTTCCAAACATGATTATCGTTAAAAGCCGTTCAACTGCCGGTAACAACTGGTGCGTTGTCCATAGCGGCATGACTAATATGGCCGCTTATTTCCAGCAGTTGAATACGACAATTGCACAGACGAACAACACAAGCATTTGGGCAAACACCGCGCCAACTTCGTCAGTGTTCTCTATGGGAACAAACGTCGCTTGTAATCCATCAGATACAGCGGTCGCCTACTGCTTCGCCGCCGTCGCGGGCTACAGCGCCTTTGGTAGCTATACGGGGAATGGTTCGGCTGATGGGCCGTTTGTTTTTACGGGATTTAGGCCGCGTTACATAATGGTGAAAAACGCATCTACTGGCGGCGCTGGTTACGATTGGTATATCTGGGATACCGCGCGGCAGATTTACAACGTCATAGGCAATTCTCTTGTTGCCGATACGTCTGACGCTGAATTTTCATCTACTAATCTTGATTTCACATCTAACGGCTTCAAAATTAGAACTTCATCAGCTTCAGTTAATGGCAGCACAAACACGATAATATACGCCGCCTTCGCGGAAAACCCCTTCAAATACTCACTGGCACGGTGAAAAGCATGTTCGCACAGAACACTACACCTCCGGCGTTTAATAGAATTAGTGCAGATAAGCGGTTTTACTGCACAGGTAAGCCGTGTAAATACGGCCATTATGCTGATCGGTATGTTTGCAATAATGAATGTGTTCAGTGTCGTGCGGATAAAAATAAGCTAAACAAAGACGCGCAAACCAAGTGGGCGCAGGACAATCGCGAGCGCAAAAACGCCGTATCCCGCCATTTATATCATTCTGACGCGGACGCCCAGCGCGCTAGAACGCGGCAGAAATACATCGATAACCCGTCAAAGGTAAACGCCACGAACGACAACTGGCGCAAGCGGAATAGAAAACGCATCACTAGCTATTACGCCGCTCATCGCGCCGCAAAGAAACAACGGACGCCATCATGGGCAGATATGGAAGCTATCAAGGCTTTCTACTCAAAGTGTCCAGACGGCTATCACGTGGATCACATCATACCGCTGAATGGAAAAACCGTTTGCGGGTTGCATGTGCTGAATAATCTTCAATATCTGCCAGCTAGTGAAAACCAGCGCAAATTTAACCGGCTGGAGGGCCAGTATGTTTATTCTTGATAATCGTGTCCTCCAACTGGACACGCCATTTGAGCATGATGGAACTTCGTTTCCCGCCAACTGGCTGCGCTTGGCCACGCCGGAAATGCGTGCGGCTATCGGGATTACGGAAATACCGGATTACCCACGGCCTGATGATCGTTTCTACTGGGTAAGCCAGAACCCGGATGGAACATGGACGGCGATCCCGAAAGACTTGGCTGGCCTCAAAACGACATGGGCTTCGCAATTTCGCCAGACTGCTTGGACGATGCTTGATCCGTCAGATTGGCTTGTCACGCGCAAAACGGAAATCGGCACGGAAATCCCGGCTGATTGGCTGTCGTACCGCGAAGCCGTGCGGACGACATGCGCGCTTGCGATTAGCGACATGGAAGCGACGACTGATATTGACGCTTTCATCGCGTCTGTCACGAGCGTTGTGTGGCCGGTTGATCCGAATGGGCCGCAGATTGTCGATCCGGCTCCCGCTGTCTAAGGAACGCCCGTAAATGCTCGGATTTGCCCCGCTAGCTGGTGCTGCATTAGCGTCATCGGGTGATGCCAATACCCGCACGCTGATCCTAGCGGCGACCGAGGCGCAGGACGTTGCTGCGTTCCTGATGGACGGCAGTGCGGCGCTTTATCTAGCGGCGACTGAAGCTGCAGACACTGCTGATATATCCATTGACGGTATTACGGTAGCGGCACTCCTTGCTACTGAGCCGGCTGATACAGCTGCGTTTGTTATATTTAACACGGAATTGGCATTATCCGCCGTCGAAGCGGAAGACGTTGCCGCAATGGTAGCCGCGATTAGCGGTTCTATGGCCCTTGCAGCGACTGAAGCACCAGACACGTATTCTCAAAACGCATATATTCTTTGGCTGACGCCTGATCAGCCTGATGACCCTTCAATCTGGGTGCCGAAAAACGACCCCGCGCCTTACCTGACAACGGTGATCTGACATGGCGAATACATATACCCCTACCTACAACATCCTAAAGCCTGAGGTGGGTAGCGATACAAATGCTTGGGGTACCCACGTCAATGCGGACTTTGACATCATTGACACTCACATGCTGTCACGCGCCCTGACGACATCTCAGACAGCAGCTGGCCCGATGGTGTTCGGCCAGACATTAAGGGTAAATGGTGCGGTTACTTTTGACAGCACTATGCTTGTTACGGGTGCAAGCACGCTTAACTCTCTGACCACGACAGGCTCTGCATCGTTTGGCACCACCCTGAGCGTGACAGGCGCGGCGACGCTCTCAAGCAACTTAAACGTGACTGGAGCTACGACATTAAGCAGCAATCTAAGCGTAGCCGGTTCAGCTACGTTCACGAACCCGGCAACTGTTGCAACTCCTGTATCGTCAGGACATGCTACGACTAAGGCTTATGTCGATACGGCAGACGCTCTGAAATTAAATTTGTCTGGCGGCACGATTACAGGCGCACTGACAATTTCAAACACAGGCCCTTCGCTGTATCTTACTGATACAGACGGCTACAATTATATGCTGTATAACAACGGCAATACTTGTGGTATTTACCGCGTCGGCGCGGGTGCATGGGCGTTTAATACCGACACAAGCGGCAATTTTACATCCGTAGGCAATATAACAGCCTACTCCGATGCTCGTCTGAAGAAGGACGTTGTAACTATTGCTGAGCCATTGACGATTGTTAATCGTATGCGTGGCGTCTTCTACAACCGTATTGAAGACGACAAGCCCGGCGTAGGAGTGATAGCTCAAGAAATGCGCGAGATACTGCCCCAGGTCGTGCATGAAAATGATGGAACGCTATCTGTCGCATACGGTAATATTGTCGGCGTTCTTATTGAGGCCGTAAAGGAGCTATCGGCAAAGGTCGAAGCTCTTGAGGAAAGACAATGACTGTTATTATTACCAATCAGCCGGATTATACAGCCTATAGGTGGGACATATATAATCTGGCAAATGATGGTTATAAATGGGAAGATAAATATTTCCCAAATGTCTTTGATGTTCCTGATCCGAATAATCCTGAAGAAAAAAAACAATACCCCGGCGTCTTTTCAGTGATGACGTTTACCACTCCTGTGCCTGACGGCAAAATCATGGCTGATACTACAATAGAATATAGGTATTACACAGATGAAAAAATCTGGTCAGTAGATGGCGAAACTCCTGCGCCTCCCGTTATTGCCGCCCTTTATTCGATATTCTACCCTGTTCCATAAGAGGGATAAATGACACTCCCGACAAGCGCCATCAGCATGAGCGCAATAAATTCAGAATTTGGATACGGGAATAGTTTAGGGTCATATTATAATAAGCGCTGGTACACCGATAATAATTACAGAGGTTACACGCCGGCAAGCGGGCCAATATCATTTTCTGATTTCTCAGCAAAAAGAATAACAAATCCAGTAACGTCTGGCAGCACTACACTTTACGGAAGCCAAAATTTCACAATTCCATTATTTAATTCATTCACTGTAACTGTCGTAGGTGGTCAGGGCGGCCAAGCAGGACAGAGCGGCAATTACTCTGGAGGGGCTCCTGGAGGTCAAGGCGGAACAACCTCATTCGGAAACTACATATCCTCTGCTGGCGGCGCTGGTGGTAGCCCAAGTCTTGGTGGTGGTTCTTACGGTACGCCTCAGAGCTTTACATGGACGGTTACTGACGAAAACCAAAACAGTATATTAACGCATCAAAATGAGAGCGTATATGCTTCTATTGGCGGGGGTGGCGGCGGCGGCGGTGGTGGCCTTGATTATGTCTATCAATGTGCATGCACAAAATATTGTGGATGCGGCCCCTACTGCGTTTACTGCTGTGAAACAACATGTGCTTGGGTTTTCCAAGACAAATCCGGCGGTAGCGGCGGGGCAGCTGGCTACATTACAATTTCATGGTCGTGAGGGATAAATGATCGAAGAGCTTGTCTCTCGCGTCTTTGCTACGCGAAACGCTGTCCATCTTGCCCACTGGGCCGAAACATCCGGTTACCGACACGGCGTCCTCGGTGATTTCTACGACAACCTAATCGACAATGTTGACGCCATCGTAGAGGCGCATCAGGGAGCTTATGGCTTGATTGGCGACGTTAAGCAGGCGGTGGTCAATAAAGATGACATCGCCGAGCATATCGCCTCTGAGGCAAAGTCGATTGATCAGAACCGCGACAAGCTGGCTGGCAATATCAGGGCTATATCTAATCTGGTTGATAATCTCGTCGATAGCTATCTGACGACGCACTACAAGCTGACCAAGCTAAAGTAGAGGCTCCATTGACATTCGTTCCGGTCAAATTCAAGCCTGGTGTGATCCGTCAGGCAACGCCTTACGATGTTCCTAACAGCTGGTGGGAAACGTCAAACGTGCGCTGGCTCTCAGGCGCGATTATGCCCATTGGCGGGAATACCCGTATTACATCAGAGCCTCTGCCTTCTAAGGTTCGGATGCTGTTCCAGTGGCGCGATAATGACGCTCGTGAATGGACGGCAATCGGTCACGAGGATGGTGTAGCTGTCCTGTTTGGCTCAACATCTGACGTGACGCCGGCAAGCTTTGTTTCCATGAACGCTGTGTCCGGCGGTGGTTACGGCTCATTGGACTGGGGAACGGATGTTGATCCTATCTCCGACACGGCGGGAACGACGGTAGCCTCTAGCGCGACTGTTACAATTACCATTGCCAGCCCGGCAGTTATTACATGGACGAGCCACGGCCTTACCTCGGATGACGTGGTCAATTTCACGACGACCGGCGCATTGCCGACCGGCATCACGTCTGGCACTGATTACTACGTTCTCCCGGTAAGCACTGACACGTTCCAGATTTGCTTAGCTTCTGGCGGCAAGAACGGGACGGCGGTTAATACCTCTGGCACCCAATCTGGCGTCCATACCGGCAAATGGATGGTCGGCCAAGATAACTATGGTCGTCAGCGCTCCACTAACCCGCCAATCTTCCGTAAACCAGACCACTGGTCGTTTGCATCTTTTGGTCAAGACTTGCTCGGCGTCTGCTCGTCGGATGGTCGCTTACTACATCTTGCGCCAACTACCGGCGTCGTCCCGAAAATGGATGTCCCGTCGAATGCCCCGATAGATAATGTCGCAGTCGCCGTGACCTCTGAGCGCGCTGTGGTGCTTCTAGGTGCTGGCGGCAACCCGCGTCGCGTGGCTTGGTCTGATCTGGAAGACTATAACGGCTGGACGTTCAACGTCTCTACCGGACAGGCTGGCTATATCGACCTTGAAGCCTCGTCGCCGATTATTACCGGCGTCCGCGTCAAGGAAGGCATCCTAATCCTGACGCAGCATGAGTGCTTCCTCATGCGCTATGTCGGCGCTCCGTATTTTTACGGCGTCGAAAAGTTAGGGTCTACGACATTCTCATCACCGAATGCCATTTCTAGCGGAGGCCCATATACTGTGTGGTTCGGCGAGGAAGGTTTCTGGGTCTATTCCGGCGGCGCGATCCGCTTGCTTGATTGTCCAATGTGGAACGACATCAAGCAGAACTACGACCCGCTCTATGGAAATTACCGCTCTCACATGCATGAGAACGGAGCCTATCCTGAGTTCTGGTTTGATTATCCTGATATTCATTCTGCGGATAACGAGTGCAACAATTACGTAATCTGGAACTATGCAGAGAACTTTTGGATCAAGGGGCAGCGAAGTGTGACGGCTGCGGTTGGCGCGGTTACGGCTAGCTATCCGATTGGTGCTAAGACAGACGACAACGTCTACCAGTTTGAGGACGGCTGGCTGGATGACGGCGCATCTCGTGTCGGAAACGTCTGGGCTGAAACCGCTGTCCTAGATTTCGGGCAGGGCGACAAATACATCGAGGTCAATCAGGCGCTCGTATCGTCTGACCCGGATAGCGATGTGACGAACTATTCCATTGCCTTCAAGTCACGCTATGCGCCTAGCCAGAATGAAGCGACGTTTGGCCCGTACAGCCCGAGGTCTGATGGCTATACCGATACCCGCGTTTCTGGGCGTGACATCCGCCTGCGTATTGAAGCTACAAACGACGATTACTGGAGCGTCGGGCAGATGCGGTTTGACATTCAGTCCGCTGGAGGTCGCCGTTGACGACACCGACTAAGCCGACACCGCTACCATCATTCGGCGTTGTTCCCGGCAAGTATGACCCGCAATATTTCACCTCTTTCATGTCTATCTTGGCGCGCCGGCTGTCTAATCTCGCCGGCCCGAATACTGTTCAGCAGCAGATATTGCTGCAGGCTCCGAATGGCACTGTCTACGAGGTGACGGTCAACAACTCTGGCGTATTGCAAACGGCTGTGGCGACCCGTGGCACAATCCAGCCGCCTCTCTAAAACATTGCCGGAGCTTTTCGATAAGGCTCTTGCGCTCGGCGGGCATACCCACACAAGAGAAGACATCGCGGAAGGTATCAAGTCGGGTCGTTTCCAATATTTTGGTGACGACCAATGCTGCGTTGTAACTGAGATTATCCAGTATCCGCAGAAACGTGTCCTGCATCTGTTTATTGCAGCTGGAAACCTAAACAGGCTGTTTGAGATTTATCTGCCGAAGGTCAAGGCTTTCGGTATTGAAAACGGCTGTTCGTCTCTAACCTCTGTGTCACGAAAAGGTTTTCTCAAGCGTTTCCCGCCTGAGTTTAAGCCGAGATGCGTGACGTTCGAATGTGACTTGAAGGGATAAAGAAATGTCGAAAGGTGGCGGCGGCGGCTCGATGTATTACCCGATGCCGAGCGTTCAATCTAGCAGCTCAAATACGTCTCAAAGCACGACTATTCCTGACTGGCTGACAAATGCCTCTCAATTCGGCATCAACAACGCCAAGAATATCGTTGCTGCTGGAACGCCGCAGTATAACGCCCCGCTAGCCGCTGGCTTGAACAACGATCAGGAGGCTGCCGGCCAAATGATCCGTGACAGCATTGGAGGCGCTCAGCCATATTACGATCAGGCGCAGGGCGCTATTGATCGTTCTATGAATGAAATTGCTCCGGCGACGCTTTCTGGTGGTCTGTCTGGCATCAGCCAGTATATGAACCCGTATATCAATAATGTCGTGAACAGCGTTCAGGACTTGAGCAAGCAGAACCTTGATCAGTCTCTAAAACAGACTGACGATCAGGCGATTGCCGCGAGAGCTTTTGGCGGCTCCCGCCACGGCGTTCAGGAAGGCGTAGCGACGGCTCAGAATAACCTGAACACGAATAACCTAATCGCGAACCTTCTTCAGTCCGGCTACAATAACGCCACGAGCTTGCTTGGCTCCGATGTTCAGAGGCAGAACGCCGCTGCTCAGCAGAACGCGGCCAATGCTCTGGCCGGCGGAAACGCGATGGCTAATCTTGGCACGACGGCGCGTGGCGCGAATGCTGCCGACATTAACAATCTGCTCACCTACGGCTCACTCGGCCAGCAGACGCTGCAGGGTGCGCTGGATAAGAACATGGCCCTCTGGCAGTATCAGAACCAGTATCCTCTGCAGGCTCAGCAGACGTATAACCAGACGGTTTCCTCTGCCCCACATAACACTAGCTCAACCGGCAGCTCTAATACGACGAGCATCGGATACGCGCCGCAGCAACAATCATCCAGCAGCCCGCTGACTACGGCTCTCGGCCTTGGCTTGGGCGGCCTCTCGATGCTTGGCTCTGGTGGTTTTAGCGGACTTGGCTCCCTCGGCCTCGGCCTTCTCGGCGCGTCGCCGTTCCCTAGCAGCTACAGCAACCCAAGGATGCAGTAACGATGACGCCACAGGACATCGCCTACCTGCGGCAGAAAGCGCAGGCTGCCGGCTATAACGCTGACGACCTTCTCAAAGTGATGAACTACGAAAGCTCTGGCCGTCCAGGTGTCTGGGGCGGGAAGGGCGGTCAGTATTTCGGCCTCATCCAGTTTGGCCCGAATGAGCGTAAGCAGTTTGGCGTTGATACGGCAAACCCGTCAGCCCAGAACCAGATTGACGCCACGATGAAATTTCTGGCGGCGCGCGGGTTCAAGCCGGGAATGGGTCTACTTGACCTGTATTCGACGGTGAACGCCGGCTCACCTGGGCATTACAAGTCTAGCGATGGTTTCGGTTCTGTTGCCAACCACGTTGCCGAGATGAGCGGTCAGGCTCCATTAGCGGCGAACGGCGTTTCCGAAGAGCCTATGTCCGCGCCGCTGTCTTATACGGCGGCTGACCAGGAGCAGCCATACAGCATTGAGGACATCCTCAAAGAGAAGCCGAAGGCAGAGAAAACTATTCCATACGGTCTGCTCGGGCTGCGCCAGGCTATGGCCGATGAAGAGCAGAAAAACACCGAATACGACGACGAAATGAAGCGGCAGATGAAGGCGCTGCACGATCAGGTGCATCAAGCCTCGCTTGCTGGCCTGCTTGGCGGGGGGATGTAATGGCTATTTTTAACGAAGATTTCCTTTCGCGTATTTTGGGTGGTCAGCCATCATCCGGCCAGCCTGTAAATTCTCCGACGCCGTCTGCATCCGCCATCGCTATGCCGACGCTGCAGAACGCACAGGCGCAGGATTACCAAAACGCCATGATGAACCGCATGGGCCAGCTTGGTATGCTTCTGGTCGCCGCCGGTCAGCGTATGACGCCGAAGGAACGCGCCACGATCATCGCCCAAGCCCCTCAGTATATGGGTGGCATTCAGGGAGACGTTCAGAACGCCGCTCAGGCTCGGCTAATGGCTGTCCGCGCTCAGCAGGAACAGAACGAACAGGCCCGTCAGGCGTCGGTTGATGCCAAGCTGTCTGATCCGCAATATCTGGCTGGTCTGGGCATTAAGCCGGAGGTGGCTGACGCCATCGGCTCGGAAGGCATCAAAAAGCTAATCGTCAATCAGGCGCTGGCGAATACCCCGGATGCTCAGCTTGATCGTCGTTACAAGCAGGCTCAGATTGACCATCTTCTCGCCCCGCCGGCTAAAGCCGCTGCGACGCCTCAGATGGTAGACCTTCCCGGCGGCGGTAAGGGTTGGGCTACTCCCGGCAGCACAGACGTTGTCCCGATTGGAGGCGCTGGTAAAGGCGGCGTTGATCCAGAGAATGCCAAGCGCACAGAGACTGAAGACAAGAACCTTACCTATGCAAAGGAAGCTATTGCGGCCCATAAAATCCTGTCAGACCCGAAATATTCGGGTGATCTGAAAAGCGGCTACAAGGCGCGGGTAAATATGATCCCGGCGCTTAATGGCTCATGGGCCGGAGACAAATATCTAACGGGCGATGCACAGGCCAATAGTTTTGTTGATAGCGTCGTTCGGCCACGTTCTGGCGCTGTCGTCGGGCCTGCTGAGATGGCTGACAAAAAGCGTATTTTCACGCCAATGCCCGGCGATGAGGATGCTCAGCTTATCCAGAAAGCCCAGATGCGCGCTCAGCATATTCAGAGCTTGATTGCCGGATCAAATCCAGCAGACCGTCCTATGCTGCAAAAACTATACGACGACAGCATTAGCGAACTTCAGAGAATGGCCGATGGTTATAAAAATAACGACGGTCGGGCAGCTCCTGCTCAGTCTAGAAAAGTCAAAAGCATCCGCCAAATCAACTGAAAGTAGTCGAAATGCCGATATTCCAGATTGAGCTTGATGACGGTCGGAAATTTGAGGTTGACGCCGAAGATCAGGCGTCAGCTCTGCAGGCTGTCCCGCATATCGACAAATACCATGAGGCGGCGCAACAGCGTCTGAAACAGAACGCCGACCTCTACGGCCCAATGGATGATTACAAGCGCAAATTCGCTCAAGGTCAGACGCTCGGCTGGTACGACGATGCTCAAGCCTATGCCCGCGCTGGCCTCGGATCGCTGCTGCATCCCGGCTCCCCGACGAGCTTTAATGAACGTCTCAAGTATGAAAAGGCGTTTGAGGATGAGCGTCTGAAAGAAGCTAATCGCCGAGCTGGTGCATTTGGCACAGTCGCGGAGCTTGCTGGCGGTCTGGCTACTGGTGGCGTCGGCGCTAAGACTGGCATGACGCTCCTCAAGGAAGGCATGTCGCTTCCTAAGATGATAGCGGCTGGCTCAGCCGAGGGCGCGGGATACGGTGCTGTAGCCGGTGGCGGTGAAGGCGACACGTTCAACGACAAACTCAATAAGGCGTTCAAAGGTGGGGCAGGCGGCGCTCTAGCTGGCGCAGCTGTTCCGCTGGCTACGGCTGGCGCTAAGATGGCGGCTTCTCCGGTTCTGTCTAACCTTGAGGCGTGGCGCAATCCGGGTGCCTATGCTGATAGAAAGATTGCTCAGACGGTTGAGCGCACCGGTCGCTCCGCTCAGGACATTCTTGATGAAGTCAACGCCTCCTCAGGGCAGCCTTATACGCTTGCTGACGCGCTGGATTACGAGGGCCGTCGTATTCTTTCAACGGTAACAAAAGCGCCGGGCAACGGTCGTCAGGAAGCGTTAGACTTTCTCCATACCCGCCAATCCGATCAGCCTGATCGTGTCGTAAATATCCTTCGTGAAGGGTTTGACGCCCCAAAGACGGCGGCTCAGACTGAAAAAGATTTACGCGCGCAGCGTAAGGTTGAGGCGGACGTAAATTACGGCAATGCCCGAAATAGCGCTGAGTTCGTCGATCCGTCGCAAGCCATAGGCGTTGCCGACAATTATCTAGAGCCGGGCGTGGGTAAGGGACTGCCAGGTGGCTCAAATCTCCCTGACGACACCGTTGAGGCGATTATCCGCCGGGCGCGTGGAATGCTCACAAACGGGGATGAGACGCTGACTGATTTCCGCTCAGCCTTCAGGGCTAAGCGCGATATGGATAGCATGATTGACAGCGCCAATCCGACGCAGCAGCGCGAGCTTAAACCTGTGAGAGATGCACTTGATGATGCTCTCGCAAATGCTTCATATCCCTATGCCGCCGCTCGTGATCGTTTCCGCCAGCAGAGCAAACAGATTGAGGCGGTTCAGTCTGGCAAAGAAGCCGCTGGCTCTGCGTTGTCTCAGGATGTTGTCCCTGGCTTCCTGTCTATGCCGGCTGACCAGCAGGCTCCGTTCCGTGCTGGCTTTGTAGACCCGCTAGAGACGCGCATCGTCAATAACGCGGCTCCGGGGGCTAATCGGGCTAAGTTTTCACCGAATACTCAGGCCAAGATGGAAGCCTTCGCGGTTCCTGAACGCCTTAGTGACATGATGGCGCGGCTTGATCGTGAGCGTCGTATGCACTCAACGCTGACTGAGGCTTCCGGCGGTTCTAAGACGGTAGAGAATGCAGCTGACGCTGCCGACATGGGTATTGATCCGGCAATTCTCAGCAATCTTCTTTCTGGAAACGTCAAGGGGGCGGCGACTGCCGGCGCTCGTGGTGTTTGGAACTCAATGACCGGAAACACAGAGGCCGTGCGTAACGAGCTTGCTAAGCGTCTCTTGCCGATTACTGGCAGCGAAAACCTGTCAACCATGCTGCCGCGTGTCACGGATGCGCTCAAAAACAAGCGCAAGCGTAATAACGCCGTAGAGCTTGGGGTTATCCGGGGCTTGTTAAACCTCGGCGCGCAAGGTGCGGCTCGGTTCTAATCATAAATCAAATAGCAACCGTTAGAGGGCTGCGCCGATGGCGTGGCCCTTTTTCTTTGGGGCAACGCCGTGATCAACTCCAGAAACATTGACGACCTTCACCCGCACGTCGCCCGCCTGTGTCGAGAGTTTATCGCCGAGTGCAAGCGTCAGCATATTGATGTGATCATCACCTCCACCTACCGGGACTTTGCCTCTCAGAACGCGCTTTATGCCCAAGGTCGCACGGCTCCTGGCCCAAGGGTGACGAATGCTCGTGCCGGCAAATCCTGGCACAACTGGCGTCTAGCGTTTGATTTCTGCCCAATCGTAAACGGCAAGCCTCAATGGAAAGACATCGCTCTTTTTAAGAGATGTGGCGAAATCGGGAAGAAGCTCGGCCTTGAATACGCCGGTGATTGGCGAACCTTCAAGGAATACGCACATCTGCAATGGACTGGCGGGCTGACTTTGGCCGACCTGAACGCCGGCAAAAAGCCTCCATCAATCGCGTGAGGCGGACATGCTTAAAGAACTCGCTCATACCTTCTTCGCGCTTGCCATGCTGGCCTGCATCCTAATCGGTGCTGCGTTTCTGACGGGCTGCGAAACAGCCAAATACGCCGAATGTATCGCGCGTGACCGCACATCAAATCCCTGCAACTAGGAGTATAGCTATGTTTACGAATTGGATGACGACGATCCCCGGTATCCTCGCTTTGCTGACCGTGTTGTGGAACGCCTGGCAGACGAAAACCGTCAACTGGGAAGATCTGCAGGGCGCTCTTGTCGGCCTTGGCCTCATCGCCGCCAAGGACTGGAATGTCACCGGCGGGACGCGTGATCTGTGACGATCCTGATAGCCGGCATAGTCGGCGCATTCTGCTTCACAACGCTTATCTTTGCTCTCTCTCTGGCGCGCGAAAAAGGCACGTTAGAGGAGAGACTGCATAAGCTGGAAGAGCAGGCCGCTATAGATAAAAAGCGTGGCGAGATAATCGCACAGCCAAGGACTGACGATGAAACGATTGATCGTCTTGACAACGGCAGCTTTTAGCCTCGCCGCCTGCCAATCGACCGGAGGCGGCGGTTGCCCGCCTCTGATCAACTACTCCGCTGATCAGATGAAACGAGCCGCTGCCGAAATGCGCGCCTTGCACAAAGACGCTGAGCTTCGTCGTCTGGTTACTGACTACGGCAAATTCCGAGACGCTTGCAGGGTGCGATAATGAACGAAGATCATTCGGTGTGGGGGTTTGTGAATGCGTTATTTGAAACCACAACCGAGAAGGTTACTGCGGCGATTTCAGGAGCGGCGATTATTAGTCCGGCATTTCACTTAAAAGACGCTAGCGAAACCGCAGCCCTATGGTTGCCCATTCTGGGCTGCATCTGGCTGAGCAGCCAAATCATCATCAAATGGCTCACCCATTTTACGAATGGCGGTAAATGATGACGCAGCAGCCTCTTTCTGAGCAGGAAGTAGAGCGAACCCGTCAAGCGTATGATCAAACCGGCACGATTTCAGGAGCGGCAAATCTTCTCGGCATCTCCCGCCGGGCCATGCAGCACCGGATGCGTCACCTAGAGAAAGTAATCCCCAAGTTCACGGCTCCGAAACTCCCGTCGTCACTCCCGACCATTGACGAGCTTTTAGAAGCAAGGACGGCGCAAGGTGACAGGTCAATCGCCGCCGACGATGCGCGAACACTTATCCCGGTTGATGTCCATATCGACGGCCCGTTCGGATTATGGGTATGGGGTGATCCGCATGTGGACGCTGACGGCTGTAATATGCGGCTGCTTCGCGCTCATGTGGAATTGGCAAAGCATCCTGCCATCCTATCCGGCCATATTGGAGACATCGCGAATTTCTGGGTTGGTCGGCTTGCGCGCCTATATGCTCATCAGTCAACCTCGGTACACGAGGCCATCATGCTGGCCGAGTGGTTGCTCACTCAGCACGACAACCTTTTCTGCGTTCTCGGCAACCACGACTGTTGGAACGGGAGCGGATTGGAAAATCCCCTGAATTGGATACTGCGCCACGCTGGCGGGGTTACTGAGGATCACGGCGTCCGCATAGCCCTCAAGTCACCATGCGGCGCGATTACCCGCGTCAACGCCCGGCACGATTTCCCAGGACGCAGCCAATACAACATCAATCACGGAATGCGGCGCGAGCTAGCTTTCGGCCATCGTGACCACATCCTTGTCTCCGGCCATCTGCATAGCGGCGGCGACCAAGGGCTGTGCAACGACGGCGACGGCATGGTCAGCCAGCTTGTGCGGGTGAGTGGTTACAAACAGGTGGATCACTACGCCAAGCAGCTCAATTTCCCGCCCCAGAAGGTGCATGCTAGCGCTCTCATAATCGTTGACCCGAGAGAGCCGGAAACGTCACGCGCCCGCGTCTGGTGCGCCCCGACAGTAGAGATTGGCGTCAAGCTCCTAGACGCCATCAGAGACGATTACGTGGCCTCAAAGGAACAGGTGGCTGATGTCGAGAAATGAAATCCGCAAACTGCATCAAACGAATGAGCTAGTCGGAGGGATACATGACGCGCTGCTTGACCATAATCTCGGGCTTGCTGAAGCCTTTGACGATGCCGTTTGCTGGATTGCTGAGCTTTATCTCCAGCTTAAGGTTGCCGAGCGTGGCGTTTCATCAGGCTACGTTAGAACCGATACGCGTGAAATCGTCCGTAAACCGAAATACGTCGCCGCGCCGGTAGACGACGCTGACGCTTGGGTGAGGGGAGCCTGACATGGACGATGATATTGAATTTATCGAAGCGCCTGACGGGCAGATTTTCATGGTAGGCGACAGAACGGCGGCCCGCACCTTGGCCTATATCACGCTGCTAGAGGCCGTCAGGAACCTCAAGGAGCCGGAGCTGATGGCCGAAGGCATGGAGATGCTGAAACGCCTCCGGCTATCAATTGGCATTCATTCTGAGGTGCCGCTCGGCGTCATCAAGGGCGGCAAGCCAAATTGATATATGCCGTCGTTTTTATCTGCTCGGCGGCTATCAATCCAAATGACTGCGATACAAGAACGGCGAGAGCGTATCAGACCCTCGCCGAACCTGTTGTCGTCTGCGGATTGCCGAGCCAGCTTAAAATAGCCCAGTCACCATTAGCGCCTGACGAACATGAGTATTGGAAGCTCAAGTGCGTCAGGAAGCCTCTCTAGCCAGCCCTGGCATGAAGACGGACTAGCTCAGCAAACGTCTTGCAGCTGGTACGTTCCATGATTTGCGCCCGGTGGTTCTCCAGCGTCCGCTGAGAGATGCCAAGCTCATGGGCCGCTATCTTGTTTGGCTGACCGTCGCAGATGAGGGGCAGGATGGCCCGCTGAGTTGGCGTCAGCTGAGCCAAGCGCTCCTGATCTTTCCGCTCCGCTTCCTCAAGCACAGCCTTAACCATAGGATCGTCGTATAGGAGGGAGAGGCGCATTAGCGGACACCCCCCTGTAAAGATACGCACGAACAGGATGGCAACCTACGCCAATTCTCTAATCGAATGTTCTGGGTAAATTCTTGGGTAGTGCCCAAGATAACCCCACATTCTGGTGCGCGTTCTTGCGTTGTTCCGACATCCGCGTATCTCGCCAGATTGTCGTAAGTATTGAATTTACATGGTAAAAGCGGCTTTTCCAAAAAGGCTGGAAAATAGCCGTCAAGCCTGTTCAAGGCCGTGAACGATTTCAGAACCATCTGTTTTTACTCGCTTTACTGTTTGTAGACGCTGACTACCCATGAATTGCCCAGGATTTTACCATCGGCAGCAAATCAGCCCGCTTCGCCGCCTCGTTCGCATCCGCATGTTCATATATCTGAGCAGACGCGCGTGACAGCCACGCACCCGTCGCAACCAATCCCGACGTGTCTAACCCACCATAACGGCGCATCCAACTCCCAAACGTATGACGAAAAGCGTGAAACGACACGCCGTCAGGAATAATCACCCCACACGCCTGCTCAGCCCGCGTCAAACGGTCATATATCCGCCTGTCCTTAATAAATCGAAACACCTTGCCCGTGCGCTCTAAGCCGCGCGGATGCGACGCCAACCCCGCAACAAGCTGCGGCGGCAAATAAACAAGCCTCGGTTGCCCATTCTTGGTTTTCGGAAACACCGCCCGCGCCTCGCTCAAATGCAGATTGTCGCATGTCAGCGAAATCGCCTCTCCCAAACGTGCGCCGGTATAAAGCAAAAACATCAAAAACAGCCCAAACTCCGCATCTTGTTCGCTCGCCGCCTCAATCAGTCGCGTCACATCTTCCGGCGTGAAGAAAAACGACCGACGATTGCCCTGCGCTCCCTTTGGACGCTTCACAATCAGAGAAATCCCGTTCATCCGCAAAATAGCGACCATCGGCGTATAGACTTGCCGATTGCGCGTCGCATTCGACACATCCGGGCACAACTCATGCGACGCCCGCATAATGTCTTGCGCCGTAATCGTGGTAATGTCGCGCGGCCCAAAATAATCAAGCAACTTCATCAAATGACGCTCTTGCTTCGTCTCCGCGACGTAGAGCCTGAGAGCCTGAGAGAAAGTGACTATCCGCGCCTTCTCACGAAAGGCTCCACATTCGATTTGAACTTCAAGTTTTTGGAGAGCCTTTCGAGCCGCGTCGAAATCAGAAGTTCCCGTGCTTTGGTCAATTCTAATTCCATTGAGGACGCCGCGTATCCGGTAGTTTGGCGAGCGGTTCGCGCCGGGGTAGAGCTTGAGGGGCATGGCATAGCTTCCCAAATCATCATCACGTCGGCTTCCGTAAAGAGCCGCTTCTTTCCAACGATACGCCCAAGCGGTTTGCCGCTGACATATCCCTGCAGCCAGCGCTTGGACACGTGCAGACGGCCCGCGACATCGTCCATCGTCAAGAACAGCATGTGCGTAAATTTACCTATGTTTGAGGGTAGGGAGGGGCCGTAGCCCCTCTGATTACGCGGCCTGCTTAACCTTTGCTTTCACAGGCTCATCGTCGATATTGAGCGCGTCGGCGAGCGTCTTCTCAATCGCCTCAATCTTCGGATTTTTCGGAGCCTGCGTCTGGGCGACAACCTGATAGTGGTAGTTCTCAGCCTGAATTTCTTCAGCAGCCGGAATGTTCAGATAGCCAGCGATAATCGACTTGCGGCGCGTATCTTCATCCAGCCACGGCAGATGGCCGCGACCCTTGGCAATCTGCGCCGCAACGACGGCGTTAATCGCAATCGTCTCCAGGCGCAGCGTCAGCGCGTCACCGGCAATCTGCATGTCAGTCATAGCATTCATAGCGTGATCCTCTGCCCGCCCAACATGATGTAGACCCTTACGCGTGGGCGTCTCGCGACCGGGCTTTCCTTGTAGCGTCCAGGGTTGCCCCAGTTACGCTTCAACCTTTTGAACCATCTCATTACTCATCACCGATGATGAGATACGTCGTGATGCCGCAGATGCCGGCAATCAACAGCGCTTGAAAGATGTGTATCAACTCGCGTGTGTCTTCCGGCCCCATTGCATCAATCCTTGTCTCTAAACATCGGTTTGCGCGGCGGGAGCTTTAGTGGCTCTTTGGGCGCTTTTGTAAATTTCGCAAATCCACGGCTAACGAAGCTCGGTTTTTTGCGGACGCCCAAATGTAGCGCTTCTCGTCTCTTCGCCTTCGCGATATTCGTAACATCAATATTTGTTTTTTCCCGGTGGCATTCGACGCACATGAGAACCGCATTTGCCGCAGTTGGCTCGCCTCCCATCGCGTCAGGG